AACTCTCTTAGAGCTAGGACACCCTGTGATTGCAGGATCACACATCAACAACCTGCAGATCAGGCTGGTCAACGGGGCCACGATTAGTCTCAAAGGAGCCGACAGGCCAGAGACAATGCGTGGTGTGTCCTTGAAGTTTCTGGTCATGGACGAATACGCAGACATGAAGCCTGAAGTATTTGAGCAGATTCTTAGGCCAGCATTGGCTGACCAAAAGGGTAATGCGTTGTTTATAGGTACGCCTATGGGACGTAATCACTTTTATGAGTTGTATCAGTACGCTGAGTTGGGTGATGACTTAACGTACAACTGTTGCCGTGGCAGCAGGAAGTCTACTCTGATTCTACACGGTTCAAGGTAGTGGCTGCAGGACGGAGAACAGGGAAGTCCCGTCTTGCTGCATGGATGCTCATTATTAACGCACTACAGACGGACAAAGGACAAGTTTTTTACGTTGCGCCCACGCAGGGACAAGCCCGTGACATCATGTGGCAAACCCTGATGGAGCTAGGAAACCCTGTAATCTCAGGTTCACATATTAATAACCTGCAGATCAAGCTGGTCAACGGGGCCACAATTAGTCTCAAGGGAGCCGATAGGCCAGAGACAATGCGTGGTGTTTCCTTGAAGTTTCTTGTGATGGACGAGTACGCAGACATGAAGCCTGACGTATGGGAGCAGATCCTCCGTCCAGCACTGGCTGACCAAAAGGGTTCAGCTATGTTCATAGGTACTCCTATGGGCCGTAACCACTTCTACGAACTGTACAAGATGGCAGAACTAGGAGATGATGAGACGTACAAAGGATGGCACTTTACGTCTTACGACAACCCTATACTAGACCCGGATGAGATAGATACTGCTAAGAAGTCTATGTCATCTTACGCTTTCCGTCAGGAGTTTATGGCTTCCTTTGAGGCCAGAGGCTCTGAGATGTTCAAAGAGGATTGGGTTCAGTACGGAGAAGAACCAGATGAAGGCGACTACTACATAGCCATTGACTTAGCAGGCTTTGAAGAAGTAAACAAAAAACGAACAAAGAATACTAAACTTGATGAAACTGCGATCTCTGTTGTTAAGGTTGGTACTGATGGTTGGTACGTTGATAACATTATACATGGGCGGTGGAGCCTTGACGAGACTGCCGCCAAGATATTTCAGGCCGTTAGAGATTACGAACCCGTCAGTGTCGGTATTGAAAGAGGAATAGCAAAGCAGGCGGTAATGAGTCCTCTAACAGACCTAATGAAAAGAAACGCTAGATTCTTTAGGGTAGAGGAACTAACCCACGGTAACAAGAAAAAGACTGACAGGGTTATGTGGGCATTACAGGGGCGTTTTGAAAACGGACAGATAGCATTACGTAAAGCAGAGTGGAACAACAGATTCATGGATCAACTATTTCAATTTCCTGATCCTCTGACTCACGATGACTTAGTTGACTCACTAGCTTACATAGACCAACTAGCAAAAGTAGCTTATAACTACGACTTTGAAGTTGACGATCACGAAATTTTAGACATAGTAGCAGGGTACTAATGAGCAAACAAGTTTTTAGAAAGTTTAATACTTACGGAATATACGCTATCTCTGTTGTAGTATTTTTTACACTTGGTTACAGCGTAGCAATAATCTAAGGAAAATACTATGGCAGATGATATTTTAAGTCCAGAAGCATTAACAATAGAAGGATCTCTAGAAGAGTGGGTAATGCAAACCTGCGAAAACTGGAGAGACAACTACGAGTCAAACTACGAACAAAAGTTTGAAGAGTACTATCGCTTGTGGCGTGGTATTTGGGACCCAGCAGATTCAGACAGAGCCTCAGAGCGTTCTAGGATTATTTCTCCTGCGCTACAACAGGCCGTAGAGTCTAACGTAGCAGAACTAGAAGAGGCCACGTTTGGACGAGGTAAGTGGTTTGACATTAGTGACGATGTAGGTGACAAGGACAAGCAAGATGTCATGTTCCTGCGTAAGAAGCTCTCAGAAGACTTTGAAAAGACTATGGTGCGGAAGGCTGTAGCAGAGTGCTTAATTAATGCCTCAGTGTTTGGCACAGGTATTGGTGAGATTGTCTTAGAAGAGATTAAAGAGATGGCTCCTGCTACACAGCCTCTTATGGACGGGCAGTTGACAGCGGTGGGTGTTAACATTACTGACCGTGTAGTAGTAAGGCTTAAGCCAGTACTGCCTCAGAACTTCTTAATTGATCCTGTGGCTACATCTGTAGATGATGCTCTGGGCGTTGCTGTAGACGAGTTTGTGTCTAAGCACAGCATAGAGTTGCTGCAAGAACAAGGCGTATACAGGGAAGGTTACGTAGGTTCTGCGGCATCAGATACTGACTTAGAGCCAGATTTTGAAGACCTCACAGTATACAGCGACGATAAGGTAAGGTTGACCAAGTACTACGGTTTAGTTCCTCGTGAGTTACTAGAGCAAGAAGACGTAGACGTAGACTCTGATTCTATGTACGTTGAGGCTATTGTTGTTATCGCTAACGGTGGTACTATCCTAAAGGCTGAAGCCAATCCTTACATGATGCAGGACCGTCCTATCGTAGCGTTTCCTTGGGACGTTGTACCCGGAAGGTTCTGGGGTCGTGGCGTATGTGAAAAAGGATACAACAGTCAGAAAGCCTTGGACACGGAACTACGCGCACGTATTGATGCACTGTCACTAACTATCCATCCTATGTTGGCTATTGACGCAACCCGATTGCCGAGAGGCGCTAAACCCGAAGTGCGTCCGGGTAAGATGATTCTGACTAACGGAGATCCTCGTGAAGTACTACAACCATTCAACTTTGGACAAGTTGGTCAGATTACTTTTGCACAAGCTCAGGCGCTTCAGCAGATGGTACAGCAAGCTACAGGAGCCGTTGACTCCGCAGGTATTGCTGGTCAGGTTAACGGAGAAGCTACAGCAGCGGGCATAAGTATGTCTTTAGGCGCTATCATTAAGCGTCACAAGCGTACTCTAATTAACTTTCAGCAGTCTTTTCTGTTGCCGTTTGTTACCAAGGCTGCACACAGGTATATGCAGTTTGACCCTGAGAACTATCCCGTAGCTGACTACAAGTTTAACGCTACGTCTACTCTGGGTATTATCGCTCGTGAGTACGAGGTTACTCAACTGGTTCAACTCTTGCAAACCATGCAACAAGATAGTCCTCTGTACCCTGTGTTGATCCAGAGTATTATTGACAACATGAACCTGAGTAACCGTGAAGAGCTAATTGCAGCTATGCAGCAAGCTAGTCAGCCTGATCCACAGCAACAGCAAATGGCTCAGATGGCGCAACAAGCACAGATGCAGCTACAACAGGCTCAGACAGCAGCACTGCAGGGTCAGGCTAATGAGTCAGAGGCTAGAGCTTCTAAGTACGTTGTAGATGCCGAGCTAGCTCCACAGGGTATTGAGATTGAGCTTATTGAAGCTATCACAAGAAACTTGAGAGAAGGAGACGAAGACGATAAAGAGTTCGAGCGTAGAATGAAGATTGGACAACTTGCAATTAAAGAAGCTAATCTAAACAACCAACGAAAATCAGGAGATACTCCTCGTGATAATGACACAGAACGAAATCAACAGCCTACTCCAACAGATCAACCAAGCGTTCAAAGATCAATTCGACAAATTGGACTTGCTGGAGAACAGGGTCAAAACTTTGGAGGAGAGCGTTAATGCCCAAGGAAAAAGATCCAAGACTAGCACGAGCAGGAGTAAGCGGGTACAACAAACCGAAGAGGACTCCTAACCATCCTAAGAAGTCTCACGTAGTTGTGGCTAAGTGTGATGACGGTTCAGTTAAAACCATCAGATTTGGTCAACAAGGTGTTAGTGGCGCAGGCAAAAGCCCTAAGACTGACAAAGAAAAAGCTAGGCGTAAGTCTTTTAAGGCTAGACACGCTAAGAACATAGCTAAAGGAAAATGTTCTGCGGCTTACTGGGCAAACAAAGTTAAATGGTAGACTTATACTGTGTAGTTTGGAAAGATGCTCAAGGTGGCTCTAATGTTGGCTGGCGTGGAGTAGAGGAGTTAACTAATATTGAAGTAGCTACTGCTGTTTCTTGTGGAGCTATTTTGCTGAACGACGAAGAAAAGTTAATAATCTGTCCTCACTTGTTAGTCGAAGATGATAAAATTATAGAGGGTGACGCAGAGTTAGTAATTCCACAACAGTGGGTAATTTCAGTAACTAAACTAGGAGAAAGCTATGCCAATGGTCGGAAATAAGAAATATCCTTATACAGCTAAAGGTAAGGCAAAAGCTAAGGCTGCTGCTAAAAGCACAGGAAAGAAAGTAAAGAAAGCTAAAGGATACTAACATGGCTAAACGTGGTCTATACTCTAATATCAACGCAAAACGTAAGCGTATTGCTGCAGGGTCTGGTGAAAAGATGCGTAAACCGGGGTCTAAAGGTGCGCCTAAGGCTTCTGCCTTCAAGAAAGCAGCTAAGACAGCCAAGAAGCGGTAAAAATAACATTAAAAATAGCTTGACTTTTGCTTAAAAGTATGATATAATATACAGTGTACTATGGTACATTTTATTAACCGAGACAACCCAAGGGGCCTCAAGTGGACAAAGAAACACAAGAGTACTACGATACATACTTTAGTCTTTTTGCTTCAGACGGATGGAATCAGTTAGTATCAGACTTTGGTAACAATGTTTCACAGATCAATAGTGTAGAAGCAGCTAAAGATTCTGATGATCTGTTTTTTCGTAAGGGTCAACTAAATATCTTAGGCCACCTACTTAACTTACAAACTATAGTAGAAAATAATTACGAAGAAGCCAGTAAAGAAGATGATTAAAGTATTTGAATTTCGTTGCACTAACGGACACGTATTTGAAGAATTTGTAGAAGGCGACGTAACATCCAGTAGGTGCGGATGTGGAGCCAATGCTACAAAAATTGTATCAGCTACTCGACACGTACTTGAGGGTGCTTCTGGGGATTTTCCCGGTAGGCACATGAAGTGGGTACGTGAACACGAGAAGGCTGGTCAAAAAGCGAGGGAATCTCAATAGAGGCAACTCCCATTTTAAATCTCCATAACCTATTTAGGCGGGGTAAGTTTATATATGTCACGCGCACAATTAATTGACGAGCGTCCAGAAGAAGAACTAGAACCAGCAGATGAACTAGACACACAGGATACTGTAGAGACTCCTCTAGAAGAGGAACAACCTCAAGAAGAATCCGATCTACCGGAAAAGTACCAAGGTAAGTCTGTAGAAGAACTTGTACAGATGCACCAAGAGCTTGAGAAGTTTACAGGCAAACAGAGTACGGAAGTAGGTGAGCTTAGGTCTGTTGTTGATAGCTACATCCAGACACAACTCGACACACAAATAGCACCTGTACCACAGCAACAAGATGATGAAGATGATGTAGATTTCTTTGTTGACCCTAAAACTGCAGTTAGTAGAGCTATTGATAACCACCCAAAGATCAAAGAAGCACAAGCGTATACCATACAAGCTAAGAAGCAGGCAACGCTCGTACAACTTCAAAAAGATCACCCAGACATGGAAGCTGTCTTACAAGACCCCAAGTTTGCTGAGTGGATTAAAGCATCAAAAGTTCGTACTAAACTGTTTGTAGATGCTGACCAAGCATACGATTACGATGCTGCAAATGAACTATTTAGTAACTGGAAAGAACGTAACCAAGTAGTTCAACAGACTGTGCAAGCAGAAAAAGCAGCCCGTAAGAGTTCCGTTAAGTCTGCAAATACAGGCAACGCAAGGGGAACAGGAGAGGGATCACGCAAAAAAGTTTATCGTCGTGCTGACTTAATTAAACTTATGCAAACAGACCCTGACCGATACATGGCACTACAGCCTGAAATAATGGCGGCTTATGGAGAAGGGAGGGTAAAATAATCTAGGAGATTTAAAATGGCAGAACAAACTTATCCCGGCACAGTTGGCGGGGGTTCCATTGTAAACAAAGCCGCTGCTGAGAAGTTTATTCCAGAAATCTGGAGTGACGAAGTAATTGCTGCATACCAAAAGAACCTGAAGATGTCACCTCTTGTTAAAAAGATGGCAATGACAGGTAAAAAAGGCGACAAGATTCACGTACCTATGCCTACTCGTGGCGCTGCTTCTGCTAAAGTTGCAGACACCGCTGTAAATATTCAGGCGAATGTTGAAACAGAGCTTCAAATTGACATTGACCGTCACTTCCAGTATTCGCGTTTTATCGAAGACATCGTAGAAGTACAAGCTTTGTCCTCTTTGCGACAGTTCTATACTGAAGACGCTGGTTACGCTTTGGCTCTTCAAGTAGACACTGACTTGATGAATGCTGCTACTGGTTTTGGTGACGGTACGCTTGATCTTTCTGCTCCTACTGGCGCAGAGTGGGCTAACAGCAATAGTTACTACTTTAATCCAGCTGCTGGAGGAGCAGGCGTTCCCGGTCTTTCTACTTTTGCTGCTGGGACTACAGCATCAGGCGATAACTTTACTGACGAAGGCTTCCGCGAAGCTATCAAGATCCTTGACGATGCTAACGTACCTATGGAAAACCGTTGCTTGATTATCCCACCTGCTGCTCGTAAGACAGTCATGGGTATTGAGCGTTACGTTTCTAGCGACTTCCGTGATGACCGCACTGTTAAGTCTGGTCTGATTGGTAACGTCTATGGTGTTGACATTTACGTATCTAGTAACTGTCCTACCCTTGAGACTAACGTCCGTGGTTGTATCTTTATGCACAAAGATGCTATCGTCCACGCAGAGCAACTGGGTGTTCGTTCACAAACTCAGTACAAGCAAGAGTATCTCTCTACTCTGTACACCGCTGACACTCTCTATGGTGTTCAAGTGTATCGTCCTGAAGCTGGCCTTATCTTGGCTGTCTTTGACGAGTAATAGTACTACGGGGGTCGCAATGGCCCCCTTTTCCTTTTTCGGTTTTCAGGAGTAGTATATGCCTATTTACAGAGGCTCTGGCGGTTCAGGTAATTCAAATACAGACGGAAACGCAAACCAAGTTGCTGCGGATGCTGCTGCTGCTGCGGCGAGTGCTGCGGCTGCTTTAGTAAGTGAAAATGCTGCGGCTGCTAGTGAAGCTGCTACAGTAAACTTTTCTACCAGCCTTCAAGTTAACGCCTCTGGTTTATCGGCAGGCTCTAGTCCTACTGTGTCTTACGACAGCGGAAGTATTACCATGTCTTTTGGTATTCCTGCTGGCGCACAGGGTATACAAGGTATACAAGGAAACCCCGGAACTAACGGCACTAACGGCACTAACGGTACTAATGGTACTAATGGTACTGGCTTTACAGGCGGTAGTTATAATTCTTCTACAGGTGTGATTACGTTCACATCTGATGATGGTCTTGGTTTTGTTACGAGCGACTTAAGAGGCGCTGACGGAACCAATGGAACTAACGGTACTGATGGAACTAACGGCACTAACGGTACTGACGGTACTGACGGTACTAATGGTACTAATGGTACTAATGGTACTGGTTTTACAGGAGGTAGCTACAACGCATCTAACGGCGTAGTTACTTTTACGTCTAACGACGGCCTTGGTTTTGTTACAGGTGATTTAAGAGGCGCTGACGGAGCAGGAGGTATTCAACTTACTGATCTCAGCGTAACACAAAACGCAGTAGGAACAGCGGCTCTTAGCTATAACAATGGAACAGGAGTATTTAGTTATACACCTCCTGATCTTACTTCTTTTATTACTGCATCTAGCACCGACACACTTACTAATAAGTCAGGCAACATCAGTCAATGGACTAACGACTCCGGTTACATCACTAGCTATACAGAAACTGACACGCTTGATTCAGTAACAGGCCGTGGTGCTACGACCACCAACGCTGTGACTGTGGGTAACCTTACCTCCACAGGCATCGACGATAACGCTACGTCTACGGCAGTAACTATTGACTCAAGTCAGAACACAACATTTTCGGGAGCGGTGACTGCTCCTAGCGCCGTACTAGAAGGAACAACAGACTCCATACTGACCTTACGATCTACCGACGATGGCCCTCTGTACATGGAGTTTGAGCGTGGCACTGACCGACACGCTTACATGGGCTTTGGTGGCAGCGGGGATGACTTCAAAATCTGGAACGAAGAATCTGGTGGGCAAATTCAATTTGGAACCAATAACACAGAAGCTGTTCGCATTGATGAAAGCCAGAACGTAGATATAAGCGGCAACCTCACTGCTGGTGATGGCACTGATATCAGTATGTCAGGAACATCTACTGGTCAGATAAAGATTGATGGTAATGGCTACGATGGCGCAATCGCATTAGACGCCACAGGTATGCACATTTACCACAACAGTTCTTCTCGCTCTTTGATTTTCGGCACAAATGAAACAGAGCGTATGCGTATCAGCGGCACTGGCACCGTGGGCATCGGTACGTCGAGTCCTGCACAGACATTGGATGTCGTTGGTAATATTCAGTCCACGGGATCAAACTCTAGAATTATTGCAGGCACTGCTGGACAAGGCCAAGTTGCATTAACACTAAATGACGGTGGAGGTAACGCAAACCTTACTTTTAACCACGCGGGCAATGCTCCAGATATTTCAGGAAACAATGCCGCAAGAATAGCTGTAAATACGGACTCCTCTGCTAACGGAAGTATGCTGTTTGAGGTTGGGACTGCTGTAACTGGAGCAATGGCTTCAAATTTTGCTATGTACGCTACGGGAGACTTCCACGCTGACGGCAATGTTATTGCTTACTCAACCAGTGTTTCCGACGAAAGACTGAAAGATGACATTCAGCCGATAACGGGTGCATTGGACGCCGTTGACGCATTACGCGGCGTGACGTTCACATGGAACGATGGTTCAAGACAGGGCAAAAGAGACTACGGGTTAATTGCTCAAGAGGTAGAAAAAGTAATACCAGAAGTCGTACACGAAACAGGCTTGCCGCTAATGAAGGGCGAGGATGACAAGACCGTTTACAAGACAATTGACTACGACAAGCTGGTTTCCGTTTTGGTGGAGGCTGTCTCTGAACTACGAGCAGAAGTGGAGGCTTTAAAGAATGCAATATAGAAATAAAACAGCAACGGTATATATGAGGGCGCTTGGTGTTGGCATTGCTAATGAACTAAATAGCGTTCCGTCTATCCGTTTTAACGAAGAGTGGGTTGTAGACGGTATAGGTCAGGGCTTTAACGGATCATCTTTACGCGCAACAGTAGAAGACTTTG